TTGCTGTATAAACTTGTGTCTCGAGTTTTTGAGCTAATGCTTTTATTGATGCTTCAAGGATGTTCGCTTCTTGATTTTTAGTTGATTGAAGACTTGCTTTTGTGTGTAAGTTAGTTCTTACGCCTTCTTGTTTATCAAAAATAAGTTGGTCTGCAGACCAAGTATATTTTTGAGAAGTATAAGAACTCCCTTCCGTCAAAGATTCTGCTGTTAGTCCAGTGTGGCGACCGATGCTTATAGACTTTGCACCTGCTTCAACTTCCCCTGAAACATCTGTAATTGACGGTATTAACACCGCTTTTTCTTCTAAATATTGCTGAACCATTTGAGCAATTAGGTCAACGCCAACTGCTGAGGTTTGCGTACTTGTTATATCTCCTGAAACTAGAGGCATAAGGGACTCCTTTTTTTATGTGTTATTTCTTAAAAAAGTAGAAAGTTCATCATAAGACATTTTGCTGTATGATTTTTCGCCACTTTTTGGTGCTTTATTTGGCAAGGTTTCTTTTCTTTCAAGTTGCTTCAAAAGCTCTGGATAGTTAGTTTTAAATTCATCAGCATAAGCATCAAGACTATTTTCATCAATCTTACCTTCAGAATATAGAATTTTAGATGTATCCACAAAGTTTTGGTAAGACTCATTTTTCAGACCGCCAATTTTTTGAAGAAATTTTGACAGCTTTTTAGATTCAATGAATGCTTTTCGCTCTTGCTCAGCAGCTTCTTTTAAAGACTGTGCTTCAGCTTTACTTTTTTCAAAAAGCTCTTTCCATCTATTTTGTTCTTTAAGCTTACTTTCTTCTATTTCTTTTAACTTAGTCTCAAAAGTTTGTCTTTTTTCTCTTTCCTTCTTTGTTTCGTCTAACAATTCTCTATACTTCGCATAAGAAATAACGTCCTCTTTTTTTTCTTCTGCTTTAGAATTGCTAACTTTTTCATCAACTTTTTCATCAACTTTTTCCCCTTCTGCATCCCCAAGATGAGAAGTTTCGGTCTCAGACCTTTTATCTTCTGTTGTCATTTATAAACCTCCAAAATAATTAAATTATCTGTTTTTATCTTACAATATTTTTTTTATTATATCAAGCTACGTATATAAGTGTCTCTGGCGTCTTCTAAGATTCTTCTAGCTTTTCGTATCGTAACACTTGCTACGAACATGAAAGGCCTTGCTCTTCTTCTTCGTGTGTCTTTATGATGATAAGCTGCTTTTGTTTTAGCTGAAACACCTTTATCATCTTTTTTATCTTTAACAAAAATCACAACACCTTTGGCATTAACAGAATAGCTAACATTATCAAGCATTTGTCCGGTTTCTGTTAGATTTGATTTTGTAGGTTTTGTTAAAGAAGAAAGCTTACCAATTGATTTTAAAAAAGTTCTTCTTTTGATTGTGCTAGGCCTCAAAGGAGCAAATCTTTTGTATTTTTTGTTGTCGGCTGTTGCACCAAAACCTTGACGAGCTCTTTTAACAATTTCTAAAGAAACTAATTCGCCTATTTCAGTAAGAAATTTTCTTTGAGATAAATGCTTCAACACTTTTTTTGGTAAAGAACCGATTTCTTTAACTCTTCTGACACTACGCATCGTCAAACTCCTCCACAAAAACACCGGCCGATGATTCAGATTCATCTTGTGTATTTAAAATATCTAGTGTGTCCTCAGTCTCTAACCTACTAAGAATATTACTATACTTTGTATCTAGCTTTGCTTTTTCATCAGGCCTTAAGTCAAAAAATTGTCTTACAGGTAAAAAATTAGCTCCGAACGTATGACCATGAGCCTTAGCTGCTTCTTCCTCTTCCCTGAAAAAAATTTCTATTCCGTCAAGTGTCAAATTAAAATCTAAAGACTCTAACATATCGCCAAAAAGTCTTAAATCAACTTTTGATGGGTTTTTTCCTAAAGCTTTAAAAAGACTTGAGTTTTTATAAGAATTGGAATAGGGAGCGAAACTACTCCCCGTGGAAGAAACGCCCTGACTGGTTCTATCAAGAATAGTTTTAATGGCCTCCCTTCCGTACATTTTTTTCAGATATGAGGGGAGTTTTTTAGGCGTCTTTATTTTTATTTTCATCATTTGTTTGTACATCGTTCCACTCCAAAAAATCCGATTTAATTTTTTCTTTTAAGCTGATAGCTAAAGTTTCATCTTCTAAAGAATGGATTTCAGATAAGGCATCTGTCCAAGAAATTAATTTGTTTTCGAGTTTTTGTATAACTCTATCTACTTTATCTTTTTGTGTTTCAGGTAGCAAAGTCTTCTTCATGAAACTAACTTGAACATCAGAAAAATCCCAATTAAAACCAGAAGGTACAGCAACTTTTGCAATTTTTTTTAACAAGTTTGTTTCTGCTTCTTGTAGAATATCCGCTTGAGCATCAATATCATCTGAAATATCTGCATCATCAATTATTTTTGCAATGCCTGAGAGTGCTTGAATTGATTGACTCTTGTTTGACAATGCAGGAGATTTTAAATTTTTTGTTTCTAACCACATCGTATAAAGCATTGAAATATTTTGCAAAACTTCATCAACCGCAAGTGTCGGTGTTAATTGGTTTATTTCAACTTTATCGCCTTCTTGTCCTATTGAGTTAAAAGACCAAATGGCATTAGGAGCTAAATTTAAATCTGGTGCCTCTGCGTTAAGAACATACATTATTGAATAAGCTTTATATTTCAAGGCAAAATTCATATCAGTTAAAAGTAAAGGCAAAAGCGTGACCATTTCATAATCATCTTTGCCCACTTTTGGCATCAACTCAGAAGTATCTCTTTTTATATAAGTGAAAGGTATCGTATTGTAAGGATTTGGTAATGATTGTAACACTTTACCTTCACCATTAATGGCTAAAAATTCATCATTCGAATATATGTGATACTCTTGGTCATCTGGTTGGGTACCTGACTTGACAATTTTAATGAAATGAGTCACCTTATTAGGATTTATTTCAGAATTAGAATAGACTAAAAATTCATGAGCTGCAAGAACACGTACAAAAGAGGCTTCTTCATCAAAAACTGGTTCTAGAGCACAACAAGAAAAAAGATTTAAAAATTTATTCATGTCATTTCTATAACTAAATGAAAACTTTGTTTTATATTCTTCTAAAGTAGTTTTGTATTTTGTGTTAATTTCTACATCGTGGTGTTGATATACTTTAGACAACTTATTTACCAGCTTAGGCAAGATGTTTATTGGGGCAAGTCTTGTTGCAGCTTCTTCTCTTGATGTTTGACTTTTAAAATTTATTGAAAGTCTTTCTTTAACATAAGGTGTCAAATTTTTGTTAAAGATGTCATACAATTTGTAACTATAAGCTAAATATTCTTTTTTACTTTTTATGTAATCTAAAAGTTCTGCAACATTAATAGTCATTTAATAGTCCTTTTAAGTCTTTGCTTTTTTTAGTCTGTTGAAATTTAATTTTTAAACCTTCTGAGGTTCTTTTAAACTTCTCCATAATCGGGGTTTTTATTTTTCTAGAAGGAACTTTAACAACTCCAAGAAAACCAAAATTTAAAAAAGGTATTTTTTTATCTTCTTTATATGCAGTTCTTAGAAGTTCCTTTTGGGCTTCTATGAAAAAATTAACTACATCTTTTTTACTTATTTCTTCCCCGAAATTTGCTGCAACTTTTTCTAAAATTTGAGCAACTTCTTTTTTTACCATCATCTTTTTTTTCAATTTTTATCTCCTTTTTTTTTGTAAAATTTTCATTTTATTGAAATTATTTTCAACTTTGTATTCAGCTTAGCAAATTGTTAAAGGAAAAACAAGCTAAAAATTAACCTGTTGTTATAACTGTATTTTTATTTTTGAGTTTCCTGCTATCCATAAAATTGCGATAAGTATTTAAAATAACTAAATAAAAACTTTGATTTTAAGGAGTTTTAGATTTTCCTAGGTATAAACACAAGCGGACGTTTTTTTGACTACGCTACAGCCAATTTAAATGGTTCTAATTCTATAATAGTTTTAATGGGTTATCTAAACTTAGGTGTTTTGTTCTCTGGTTTACTTCTACTCAAAGGAAAGAAATAATAACATACATAACCAAGAGCATCAGAGATATGAGAAAGCATGTCATTTTTATTATCTTGTTGAAGCTGCTCTAAATCCTTTATTAAATTTTTACAATCGGGGGAAATAATAATCCTCCCTTTATTTAAAAGATTGTTTACCGATGCCCTTCTATCTTTGACAAAAGGATTTCTTGTCCTAGCGACTTGAAAACCATACTCTCTTAAAAGCCCATGGTCTGATTTTGATGCTGATGTACGTCTTGCCGAACCTGTCGCATCTGGAATTAAAAACACATCTGTAGAGTATTTTGATGCTATTTCTTCTCTTGCTTTTATTGTGTTAGAGTTTCTTAAATATAATTCATCTGTTATATAGATTGTGTCATTTTCAGAATAACCAAAAACGCCGCAAAATGGGTCTACGTTAAAATCTAGACCGCAAAATGACACCCTATCAGATAAAACTTTAACATGTTTTTCCCTATCAAAAAAAGAATAAACAGAACAAGAGCTTAAATTTATAAATTCGCCTCCAAGTTCTTGCTTTTGCAGCTGCTCGTCGTATGACTCTTCTAACATCTGAAGATAACCTGCTGGTAAAAAAGGATTATCATAGGTACTCATTTTTATTATTTTTCTGTTACCTAGAACAAAATAATCATATAACCAGTTGAAACCGTTCGGAGTCGAAGCTACAACAAGTCTACAAGAACCGTTCTTATCTCGAAGTCTCCCTAAAAAAGTATTGAAATCGTCTTTTTTTGCATAGGCTGCTTCATCAATGTATAAAGAACCAATTTCGACTGACCTCATTTTTTCTGCAACTTCTAAAGACCTAAAGATGACTTTTGTTTCCGACTTCCCGACTAAAAACATGAATTCGCTTTTATTGAATTTATACTTTATGCCGAGCTCTTGCAAAATAGCTTGAAATCTTTGTATTGATGCATCACGTAAAAGAGAGTAAGACAAAGAAGCAAAGCAATGCAGAGCCTCAGGATATTTTAAGACTTCTCGCAAAATAAATTTTCTTAACAGAATTTCAGACTTACCAGAGGCTAAGCCAGAAACTACAAGAAGTTCTTTACTATCATCAAAAAAAATTTTATGCTGTTTTTTTGTAAGTTTAAAATTAATTTTCATCGCCAACGACTTCTATGCAAATATCAAGCGACGATTCAGCGTTTTCTTTCTGTTGCTGGAGTTCAAGTTTGCATTTATTTTTTAGTGATTCGGAAGGTGTAAAATTTGAATAAAAACAAGCTTCATCAAAAGTAAAACCTGCATTTATAAGCATTTTTAGGTTATAAAGTTTTTTGTCTAGTTTGTGCTTTAGTCTTAGCTTCATAAAGTCACCTCTTTTTCTGCTGTCTTTGCGTATCTATCTTTCACTTTTTCTTCTAATTCTAAAATTATTTTAGCCGCCTGCATTGCCGTTCTTTCATCAGAACAAGCAGTGGCACAATCATAAACAGAAGCCAATAAATTAGCCAATGCCATTTTGTAAGTAGCATTTAGTAATCGGAATTGAATGACATTTGGCGAGTCTTTTGGGGCAAACTTCAAAAAGGCTTGATATGATTCAATTATTTGTGGTTCGCCTCCTGCAGCTTCAATGGCTATCTCTAAAGCGACACCTTTTGAGCAAAGCCTAAGAGCTTCAAAAAACTGTTCTTTTTGGAGCAAAGAATACTTATCAAAAACTAATTTTTTAAGTACATTCGACACACTAGCCGGTAGTGCTTGTTTTTTATCGTATTTTTGTATTAGTTTGTCAAAGTTATCTTTTTTCTTAGTCATTTAACTACCTTAAAAGTTTTATTAGTTGCTCTTTATACAAGTCTGCTACTTCATAAGCAGAAGTAAATGAAATGAAAGGGATTTCTTTACATAAGTCATTATATGCTTTTTTTACTAAAGCTTCAACGTCCTCTTTTTTGATGTATTTTTTTGCTTTTATTGCTAAATCTAAAGCTAACTTTTTTTCTTGTAATTCTTCTTTTTGACTCATTTTTTATCCTTCAATTTTATTTATTGTGGTCTCTCCATAGATTGAAGCCCATCTATCTAAAATTAACTCGCAATTATGCGTTTCTAACTCAATCCCAAAGCATGGTTTTTCAAAAAATTCGGCGGCTAAAAAGCTTGTACCAGACCCAGAAAAAGGGTCAAAAATAGCATCAAATTTAAAACCTGATAAGGCTTCAACATAACTCTGTACAGGTTTCGCATGACCGTGTATTTTTTTCTCGCTTTGATACTCCGCTTTAATAACTGTTGACCAAAAACCTTTTAAAGACCTAATATCTTTAGCGTTGTCGCAATGAAATAAATTTGATTTTCTGTTTCTTGAAAGATAAGCACCGAGTTTGTGGTTATAATAAGGTCGGCTTTTATTCATATAGGATGTTGGTGTTCCAAAAACATAAACAAATTCAAACCGATGTTCCCAGCCTTCTTGAAAAAGGGTAAAAATCTGCTTCATCGAACTTTGTAAAACTAAATGGTCGAAAGGAAATACTTTTTTGGTTTTACCTTGCAAATCCAGTTCATAAGGAGGGTCAGTAAAAGTTAATGTTTCTTTGCTCCTATTTAAATTCAATAATCTTTTTCTTACTTCTTCATCAAGCGAATTACCGCAAACTAAATAATGTCTCCCAAGTTGAAATAAATCCCCCTCTTCAACTTTAAATTTTTTTTCAACTTCTTCAGGAGGTTCCTCAATTTCAGGTTTTTCAAATTCTTTTAAAGTACAGTCAACAGCTTCTAAAGTTTCATCAAGATTTAAATCAAAAACGTAATCATCGCCTAAATCGGTTTTGATTTCAGCTAATAAATTTTTTATACCTTCTGTGAAGTCTCCTCCTATAGCCGAATTGTTCAAAGTAATGTTAAAGGCCTTTTCTTCTGCTTCTGAAAGCGATACATAAATAACTGGAACAGTGTCAAAGTTTAACGCTTCTGCCGCTTTAAGTCTTTGGTGTCCAGATATTAAAGTGTTTGTTTTTTCATTAATAATTAAAGGTTGTTGTAATCCAAATTTTTTGAGTGACTCACATAAAGCTGTGAAAGCGTGATGTGATATTTCACGTGGATTATAACTTGCAGGATTGACTTCATTTATTTGAATATTTTTAATTTCCATTTTTTTTTTTAACCTTCTTTCATTTAATTCTTCTGCCTTTTAAAAAGCTTCAAAAACTTTTATTTTGCACTCATTTTTTATATTCCATGACGGTAGTCGTGTTAGAACACCTATCTTTTATCCCACGTAGCTTAACGCAGGTATGCTCTGCTTTGATTGTGATTTTTAGATATTTAGGGTTCAACTTTTCTAGTAAAAAATCATATAACTCTTTTGTAAACTTTTCTTGAATAGTCGGCTTGGCTGAAAAATATTGCACGAGCCTGTTAAATTTAGATAGCCCTAAAGAGACGCCAGAGCTGATAAGTTCGATAGTGCAGTGTCCGAAAAAGGGCATTAAGTGGTGTTCGCAAGTCGATGTGAAAAAAATATCACTGATTATGACTTTTTGCCCCTCTACGCATTCGAAAAAAGCAAGTTTTGGAGGAGGTGTTAACAATGCAGCCCACAATTCTTTAAATGCTTTATCGACTCTTTTTGGCGTATTCGATAAAACTTCTTCATCTTCAATTTTATATTCTTTTAGGATTTCCGATACATGTTTTTCTATCATGCTAACCTCCAAAGCAAGTGCAGTCTAGAAGAAATTGGTAAATTCTGTTTAGCGCAAAATTTAATAGTTTCTTGTAAATTCATATATTCAGCGTCGTTCGTCAATGGCTGAATACAAACCCTGTTAGTCAAATTGGCTTCTCGATACTCGTTTAAAAACAGCATCACCTCATCGGTGTATAATAATTTTAAAAAACTATTAGGATTATTGCCTAATATTTTTATTGCGGTTTCCATATCACTAACGTCCTTTGGCGAGACAGCCCAAATAACTTTTTTTGACAGTGCAGCATCGTACACTGAGCCGTTAGTTTCCCCATGAAAAATTTTTCCACAATTATTATTTATAATATCCATGATATCTTTTTTAAAAAGGAAAGGTTCGCCTCCCGTAAAGCAAATAAACTTCATATCAGTCTGCGGTACAGTTTCAGGATTATGTAGTTTTGCACTGAAATCAGTATCACAAAACGGACAAATTTTATTACATGCATTAAATCTGATAAATTGCATCGGGTATCCGGTGTAAAAACCTTCCCCTTGAATAGACTTGAAAACTTGACAAATATTATTCATGGTATATGGCTCCTGTTTTTTGAGTCTCTTTGACTTCGACAGCTTCAATAAAACTAGGATAAAAATCTTTCGCTTTATAAAAGAGATGTTTGGCTAAGTGTTCGGCCGTGGTGGCTTCCAAAATCACATGTTTTGTTTTTATAGCTTTAGCTACTTCAATAATTTCAATATCATCCTGCTGAATGACCAAAGCATGGTCGAAAACATCGTCAATATATTTTTTGAACTCTTTGAAATGATAATAGTCTTTTAAGACATTAAATTCATTTAGTTTGTTACCTTTTAAATGTATTATCACCTCATAAGTATGTCCATGAATATTAGCACACTTGCCAAAATGCTTCCAAATCCTATGAGCTGCATCGAATTGAAAACGTTTGTTAATTTTATACATACTTCAACCCTTTCTTTTTTTATGTTTACTTTTCATACTCTGTCGAGTCAAAACCTTCTAACGCTTCTTTTCTTTCAACACAAGTGCCACATAAGCCACAATGAATCTTCTTGCCTTCATAACAACTCCATGTATCAGAAAAAGGTACATTTAAATCCTTACCAATTAACGCTATTTCTCTTTTAGATATATCAACAAATGGAGTTTTTAATTTTACGGAGCCATCGGTACCAATCTCGATAGCTTTGCCGATAGCCTCTGTGAATTGTCTTCTGCAATCCGGATATATGGCGTGGTCTCCGCTATGGCAACCATAGAAAATAGTTCCCTCTTCAATTAAAGCTGAAGCCATAGAGAGCATAATACCGTTTCTGAAAGGAACAACGGTAGTTCGCATAGTTTCATGTTCATAATGACCATGCGGGATATCTTGAGAGCTAGATTTTAAAAGTCCACTATTTACACCTATGGCATTAAAATCCAAAGATATTTTTTTATATTCGATGTTATGTGTCGGAAAATCCATTTTTATTTTTTCTAGAAGGATTTCGGCTTGTCCATTCTCTTTTTCATTATGTTTTGAACCATAATCAAAAGCTACTAATAATATATCTTTTACAGCATTGTTTTTTAACGTATGATATACAAGAGTTGTAGAATCCATGCCACCTGAAAATAATAAGACGTTTTTCATTATATAATTCCTTTCATTATTTTTAGTTCTTTTATATAGTCCTGAACTTCCTTTGACTGCATCACTATCTCCATATAGCGACTGAAAATAATTCCATGGCTGCTGATACTGAAATAAAGACGGACATTATGGACATAATAAAAATAGACTGCTTGAAGAAGGTATTGTTGGATGACGACAAGTAAGGCAGTGGACTCGTGTTGTCCTTTGTGTTCTCCAAATCTACATCTTGTAAAACAGCTTTTTTTGTATTTTTTGATATCGGTCACCAAGCTATTATCACACGTCAGGTTGAAAAACTCTAATGGGTCAATGATGAATAACAGGCATTTCGATTTGTTCCATAGCGAGAATTTACCAAACTTAAAAAAATCCAAAATGTTTGTTACATCTGCAGAATAAGGCTTTAGCAGTTTCAATTGTCTTTGCTTCCCATAGCCCAAAAGATGTAGTTTGCTTTGCGGCGATATTTTCATTAGATGATTTATATATGTATCGGCCTGAGAACCGACAAGACCGCCACAACATATATAATCATTATATTTGTATAACTCCTTCAGTTCACTATATTTTTCCCCTTTAGTGAAAACTGGAAGAATATTAAGATTTTCATTACACATTTTATCTAAGTTTTTTCTTGTTTGGACAGGCTCACCTATGACATCTAGTTGAATAGCTGAATAATTTTGAACGGTCGGAGCGACGTCATTTTTTAGATAGTTTACGTAATCGTTGATATCGATTTTTTTGCCAAGTTGCCAGTTAGTGAATGCACCAGAATCCACCATAAGAACGGTATTTTTAAAACTGTGATTTTTTAACCAAAAATCTATTACTGGACGATATGCATACGACAATAAAATGTACAATTTCAATTTATAGTCACTCCTTTGAAATTTGCCGCCAAACTTTTTAGCTGATTTAAAACTTCTGGATATTCATCTAAATCATTGATTATCATTCTTATTACCGTAGGCCTCAAGGATGCCTCTTCTGGTTCGCTCTCATCTTCTACTTGACCTTCATCCTCTTCAAAAGAAGGTATATTACTTAAAACATCATCAAGATTTAAATCAAAAACATAATCATCACCTAAATCCGTTTTGATTTCAGATAATAAATTTTTTATACCTTCTGTGAAGTCTCCCCCTATTGCTGAATTATTTAAAGTAATCATCAGAGCTTTTTGCTCTGAATCGGTTAAATCCAGCTTTAGACATGGTATTTTTTTCATACCAATACTGATTGCTGCCTTTGTTCGTTGATTTCCACTTATTACCTCTAAATCTTTATTGATTATAGCAGGTTGTTGAAATCCAAATTTTTTGAGTGACTCGCATAGCCCAGAAAATGCGTGAGGTGATATTTCACGTGGATTATCTTTATGCTGCTTTAATTCCTCCGGATTATAATATTCTATTTTCATTTTGCTCCTTTATAAAATATTTTTGATTTCCATTTTTTTTGTCCTTCTTTTATTTAATTCTTCTGTCTTTTAAAAAGTACCATAAAAACCAAATAAAGTAAATGATATAAAAAAACATTATATTAAGATGCTCATGGTGTTAAATATTTTTATATGTGCTTATTTGTTGTTATATCGAGCTATATACAAATAAACGTTGTCTTTAATACGTTTGTTTATAGATGCTCCGTTTCATTCTTTACAATGTAATTAAAAGCGGGACATTCTTTAATATAGTTACATAGTTACGTAAAAACACCATTAATTCTGATGAAATTTATACGGAGTGCAATGAGTATAAATAATATTTATATAAAACTTTTTCCATTTAATCGGAACAACATATAAATATTTTTTATACTTTCCGATGCAAACTTTGTTCTGGCGTGAATTTTTCAGGATA